TCCCACTACAGTAACTGTATCGGTCGATGCATTGTAGCCAGAACCCCCACTGATTACTCTGTAGCCAACTACTTGTCCACTATCAGCAGCCTCACTAACAAGATACGAAGTATGATAAGCAGAAGCTGGATTAGCAAACGGACGAGGATCTTTGATTGGCATCCAATTTGCAGTCAAGAAACTATTACCATCGCCTGTAGTAATGGTATATAAAAACTTCCACGCATATCCATCCGTCTCTACAGGAATAGAAACATCCGTATGATCAGGCTTCACGGTAGAAGTACGAGCAGCACCAATTGAAGTCTTACCTTGCTTGATACAAATGTAGACATTGTTCTGGTCGGTTCTAACATAGTAATTGTCTGCTTGACCTATACCCGCATCACTATATTGAACATATTCAGTACCACTACTCCAATCCTTCAACGGAATTACAAATGAAAATGCTTGAATGCTTTTAGCTGCTTGTAAATCATATCTGAACAAGCGTTCATCTCTCAGTGTTTGTTGAGGAGTGTCTGGATTGTCTTCGTCGGTCCAGTTTTGAGATCTACCTACAGCAATATAGTAATAGTTATCAGAGTCACCAAGTTTAGTTCCGGTGATCTCATCAAATATTTGCTGTGCAGCTAATTTTTTAATTTTATCTGTAATCTTTGCTGTCATTTTTTATACCTTAAGTAACTGCATATCCATAACCACCTATCACATGCCATAATGAAGAGTGCCACATCATTTGAACGGTTTCATATTGCTCTAACGTAACAGTTGATCCTTGAGAGAAGTTTGATGATACTTGATTGAGAGTAGCATTTGAAGCATTAAGATTGGTAAATATTTTTATTTCACCAACCACTGTACCGTTTGCTAAATTCATAGAGAGAGAACTACCATTCAAAATGTAGTTTGACCCAGTGCTAGTAACAGTACCAGAAGAAGTGAGTGTTTCTGGACTGGTGGCTAGTTTATCAAATAAAACTGCTCCAGATCCTTTTGAGTTAATTGTAAAGTTTGCTGCTGCATCGTCAGGAGCAAAAGATGTTAATTTTGGACCTGTTGTTGTATTGCCGGCAGCAACGCTTTCTATTCTTATTCTCTGCCTATTGTTTCCATAAGTCTCATTAGCAAATTGCAATGTAGGATTGTTTCCTGAGTCTCCTAGCCAAGTATGAACTCTTGATCTCTGTAAAACAGGTGTAGTAAGAGTTTTGTTGGTAAGTGTTTGTGTATCGCTATCACCTACTACGTTTCCAGATGGTATAGATTTGTGAGTGTTACTATCTAGCAAACCGTCAGCGGCAGAAACAACAAAGCTTGAAACTTGGAACCCACTAAATGAGTTATTACTTAAATTTAAAGTCTTATTAGTTAGTGTCTGAGTAGAAGTATTGAGAATAACTACTCCAGATGAATCAGGAAAGTCAATATTAACTTCTCCAGTGATAGTCTGTGCACCTATTTTAGTGACCCCTGAAGCGTGAAGAATGTCTAACCCACTGTCAGACAGTCTACTAAACTCCCCTCCAATAGCTGCACTATCTCCTCCTACTAAGGAAAATAAAGTCTGAAAGTTATTATTAATTTTAGTACCAGCTGTACGTAGTGTGTCACCAGTGCCATCATTAGCTAGACTACCCGTATTAATAATTTCTCTTGCCATAATTTTCTCTCTAAACTATTTCTTTTATTTATATGTGATTATGGAACATAACTAGCAGAATCTGCCATGTTTGCAGAATCAAATAACGTTGAATACTCGTGTTGATCAAACGTTGATGTACCAATACCGCTTGAATCTTTATCGTGTGCAAACGTCTGGGCATCTCTGACTGCAAATGTTTTGCTGTCTGAGTCATCCATTGTTATTGAATTTGGTGAGAGTAGCTCTGTAAGATCATAGCCAACACCAAGTGAATCGATAGACAGAGTGCCCACATCATAGAAGTCTTGATCGGTTCTTTGACGCTGTTGTGCTATGGTTCCATCACCCTGTTTAATTAATGTGATTTCAGAGAAGGCGGCTTGCTCAAACTGACTTTGATCGGAAGATCCAAAGAATGTTCCTAAACTATCTCCAACCTCATCCATGATGTAATTGAAGGCACCGTTATTTGGTAGTGTAGGATTATGTTCAACGTTGTTCCACGACACGTTAACCATTTCAAGTAAAACTTGGCCGGCTACATATACTCCAGCTGGGTGAACAAAAAGTTTGTAGATATCTTTCCATTCACTAAAAGGAATACTAGTTTTAACTAGTATCGACAAAACTTGATATAGTTCATCGTTTGTAATGTACCTTCTAGACTCTGGTCCTAGAGCTGATGCAGGAACTTTAACCTGTTGACCAGCAGTGTTGATACTGTCTAGATCATAATCAATTGCAGGTCCAACTTTAAAAACGTTATCTTTAGGATATTCTATTACGGGATCAACACCAAAGAATCCCCTAAAAAATTGTTGAACACTGTATTTAGTTCCTTTAGACCTATAAAGAGTGTTAGAGAATTTTATAGCTTCTCTTTTATTTTGAAACCCACCAAAATAAGATTGTCCTAAAAGTAGCTCGTCTTCTAAGTATTGTAAAAGACCGTCTGGAACTTGAGTAGCATCTCTGTTGCTATAGAGTTTTTTAATTTTATCCCCAAAGTTATCAGCTGAATCAAGGTACTCATAATAAGCATTAAACAGTTGAACTAACTTAGGATACGTCTCTTTGATATATTCAGGCAAAACCTTATCAACATCTGAACGATTGAGATTCAGTAAGGTTCTTTTATTATCTAACCTGGTTTTATCAGCGTAATAAGTCATTAGTTTGTAGCATCTGTAAGTACAGCAGTAACAGCTGATCGATCTCTGTCATAAACAAGTAAGTCATTACGAGTTGGAGCAATAGCACTTTGATTAGCTGGTTTAGCAGATATTTTTATAAATTCAGCTCCCCCAATGATACTTGATGGTGTAAAGAAATTAATGGTAATTGTACCGTTACTAGCGTTATAAGATCCTAGATTATCTAACAACACAGTGTTTGTACCATCAGCAATTATCTGCAATGTGGTAGAACCTAGTTTGTTTTTTATAACACTATTAACACCATTAAACACAAACAAAGAGCTGTTAATAACATATTGATCGTCATCAGGTATAGCAATAGACGTAGGAAACAGCAACTGTTGGTTAGATCTATTTTTTACTTTTACTAAGGAGTCAATTATGAAGGTAGAAGTATAATTAGTCACTAACTTATTGATTATCATATAGTTAGCTGCATCTAAAAAGGCACTCTTTACTACTAACTCAACAATACTGTTTAACACACTTGCAGATATATTAACAGGGTCGTCAAGCAGCGCTTTGATAGCCGTACTAATAGCAGGAGCTGAAGGTATAATTCGTTGTTGCATTCTAATATCAGCTCTTGAAGAAAGTACCGCTGTGCTAACATCATCTATTAAGGCCAACATGTTAGATCGTCTGAAAGCTTGATTGAAGTTCCCTGTATTATTAGTAAAGTAATTAGCAACAGTTGATCTTACAATATTTTCTGTATTGGACTGAGATTGATCTGTTAGTTTTGAATTAAACTGAAAAAATACATCCGCTTCAATAAAGGTAGTAATCGGGTTCACAAATCTAAGATTGAAAGAAACAATCGAGAGCTGATTAGCTAGGTCTTGAATTGCAATTTTAGTAGACGATATAGTTTCGTCTGATACGTCACTTTCAAAAGCAATAGAAACGTACACAGCTCCAAATTCTGGTTGTAAAGCATCTTCGCCTCCCCAAGAGATAATATCTCTTATCAAAGTTGAATAATTACGTAATATTAAAGATGCATAGTCTTTAGCCGTTACCATTCGGTTTTGAGTAGCATATTGAAATGGTGCATTCTTTCGAATAGACTCAATTGATTCTTTATCATCTCCTCCGACAGAGTTAACAAATGTAGATGTTGCCAACGTTGCTGCTGTTGTAGTTTCGTCTGTAAGAGTTACAGATAACGTATTAGCAGGTGCAAATGATGACGCGCCATTGGCAACCGATCCTTTAGTAGAAAGGTACTCAACTTCAATTCTATTACCAGCGGAAGGAGCAACACCAAATGTAGTACCATCGCCAAACGATAACTCAAAATAACCATTAGGCGATTCTTTTAAAATGTATACTGTAGAATTCGCACTGATAGACGTTACATTTACAATATTCTGGTAAGTGGAGAAATCACTAGAAGTTACACTATTGAAAACTTTAACTGTAACAGTATCCGCATCTAACGTCGAGTCTGGAATAACATAAACAGGATTGTCTTCATACGCACCTACTATAAAGGTTTTTGTTTTAAAAGTACCTTCAAATACAGGTATGTTATTTGATCCATTAGACGCCTTAAATTCATAAAATCCTGTACCGACTTTAGTAGCAGTAAAAGCTTCAATAGTTTGAAAAGAGTAGGAAACATCATCAACAGTAGAATTAAATTTAGTATAAGCAGGCATAGTAATAGTTGTAGGGATGGTGTCGCCTGTTAAGTTGGTACTAACTCGAATCTTTGCTTGAGATGATGTAGCTGTATCAGGTACGTATCCTATACCTTCAGACAAAGAAACCATAGAACTTCTTAGTTGAGCAGTAGGTAGATAGGATTCATTAATAGCAAAATTGGCTATCAAACCGTTTATATGAGTATTATGAGCAAGTACATCTAGGATGTTTGAAAGTCCAGATGCTTCAAAATCATAATCTGTAAACTCTTCTTTATTTTGTAAGAAGGTTTTTAAATTATTTTTTATGTTATTAAAATCTAGAGCGGTTGATCTGATTGTAGTTGCCATTTTATCTTAACCTTGATACTGAGGTAGTGAAAGTAACAACCTCGGTTGTATTTATTACTTGGAATTCAATGTAAACATCTAAGCTATTTCTATCCGGATCTGATTTTACATTAAGAGCGCTTATAAGAGCTCTAGGTTCAAATCTTTGTATAGATGTTATTATATTTTCTTCAACTTCTTCTTCTACATCATCGTCTGCCAACTCAAACAAAAGAGCCCTGATGTTTCCTCCATAAAATAAATT